ACTATCCCAAAGGTGAGGTCGAATAACATAACCGTCAGGATGGATAAGAAGGCAGTGCGAGGACTGAATATGATTGCCAAGGTTATATAAACAATAAAAATTGAAATCATTGATGCTTTGAATAGGATAAGTTTCTTCATAGACAACCTGATCACATAAACCTTCAGGTTTTTTGCTACCTAAGAACTTAGCAGCACCCCATTCAATAGACTCACATGATTTATTTATTGCGTAGACTGCATCTGGAAGGTCTAAGTCTGCCAGTATTAGTACGGTAACCTCAGGAACCTTTAGCATTTCTAACTGCTCTATTGA